GAAGTGGGCCATGTTGAAGAGAGGCAGACTGCTGAGAGACAAGAACAACACACTTCTGCTTCCTCTGATCACTATAATGAGAACAGAGATGAATCAAACTGTCTCAGAAGACGTCGTTGGAAGGGGAATAAACCAGCAATTAGGAGAACTGACAGTCCGCCGCCGCCTCGACAAGTCAGACAGGAATTATCAAAATTTAATAAACAGACTATTTTTGCCTAATCAGGAAGGACTTTCTGAGTCTAAGTCAGGAAGCCCAGTCTACACGGATAGAGCAACCGGACAGCTTAAGAACGAGAAGTTCGTAAAAGACGGTGCGTATCTCACTCCCAACAGGACCAACAACGTGTACGAGACGATCGTCGTGCCCATGCCGCAGTTCTACACTGCGAAGTATGAGATCACAGTCTGGACTCAATACACACAGCACACAAATCAGATAATTGAAAAGATATTCAGTTCTTTCCTTCCACAGGCACAGTCTTGGAAGATAGAGACCAACAAAGGTTACTGGTTCGTAGCGAAGGTCGACGACGGTTCTTTCACCGTTGAGACCAACTTCGACGACATGTCTCAGCAGGAGAGGTTCATTAAGAACACTTTCAGTGTCACTGTACCTGCATATTTTTTTGCCACATCTGCACCGGGTGCACCCGTTCCAATAAAGAGGTACGTTTCTTCTCCCATGATATACTTCGAAGCTTCGACTGTCGACATGTCTAAGACTGAAGAAGAAGACAAGTACGTTCTCGGTTTTGACGATCCAACACTTCCTCTTGATCTTCAACAGAACAACAGACCTGATCAAAGATCTGTGGGTTGGAGACAACAGAAGGTCTACCCAGTTCTACAAGACGTCAACGATCCCGTGGCTGACTCGGAAGATCCTGCAAGCAAGACGCTGCCTCGAGGACACTCTGTGAAAGTTGTCAGCACAAACTCCAAAGGAGAAACTGTTTTCTCAGGTGCTCACCTGGACGGTCTCGAAATTGTGGTTACAAAGTAAATCTTCCTGACTTTGTCAGTGATAGTTATGCGAAGAATCACAGACTGAAGGAGATTTGATAATGGCCGAGCAGACTTTTAAGGCGCCCAACTTTTACGAGCGTGAGATTGACCTTTCCGCGCCAACTATCACTGGACCTGTGGGCGTCCCGGCAGCCGTGATCGGTACCTCTAACAAGGGACCTGCTTTCGTTCCTGTGACTGTTGCCAACTTCGATGAGTTCATTCAAGTTTTCGGAGATCTCGATCCGAAGCAGTTTGGTCCTTATGCCGTCAACGAGTTCCTCAAGCACAGGGCAGCATTGACCTACATAAGAGTTCTCGGAGCAGGATCGAACTACACAGATGCAGATCTTGATGCCACACTCAACTACGGATATGTCAGGAACGCAGGATTCAAACTACCTGGTGCATCTCCTGCAGTTGCTGGTGACTCACGTCACACAGGACTCGTTCAATTGTTGGTCGCAAATCACACCCTCTCGGCTAACGGCTCTATTGGCATGCCGATGTTTGACGATAACGACACGGTCAACGGTCAGTCATCGATTAACCTCGTAAGAGGCCTCATCATGACGCCATCGACGGCGAGAGTGATGGTGCTTTCAAGCTCAACAATCACACAGACCTTTAACGCATCCGTGAACGACGACACGAAGGCCGACGTTACAGGTAAGTTCAAGATCGTCATCTCGTCTTCTCTCGGATCTTCGTTCTCGACCTCTGATGGTTCACCAGGTGTGAAGATCCTCACAGCATCGTTTGACCCGTCTGACAAGGATTACTTCGCGAAAGTTCTTAACAGAGACCCAGATAAGTTCGTTCAAGAGCAGCACTACTTGCACGGAGACTTTGCGGTCGACTTCAACATCGCCTCTGTGGCGAACGAAGCGACAGTCGCCATTCTTTCTGGATCGTCAAACACAACAGTCAACGGTGACAACAAGACGTTTAGAGAGGTGTTCGGCAGGTACGACACGAGATACACAGCTCCGCAGACGACCTACTTCATCTCCCAGCCTTTTGGAAAGACTGAGTACGACCTCTTCAAGTTCGAGGCTTTGGATGACGGTGAGTATGCAAATGCGCTCTACAAGGTCTCCATCAGCAACATCAAGGCCTCGACGAACCCAGCAAACAAGTACGGCACATTCAACGTTCAGATCCGCGATTGGAATGACACTGATAACAGCCCAGTTGTAATCGAACAATTCACCAACTGTTCCTTGGACCCGAATTCTGAGAATTATGTGGCGAAGCTCGTGGGTGACAGAAAGGTCTACTTCAACTTCGACGCTGTCAATCCATCTGAGAAGCGACTCGTCGCCACAGGCAAGTATTCAAACAACTCAAGATACGTCAGAATCGTCATGAATCCTGAGATCGAAGCAGGTAATGTGCCAGTTGAGGCAGTTCCTTTCGGTTTCAAGGGTCCTGAGGTCCTCAACGTCAACCCGCTCACAAAGATCACAGACACCCTCACGCCTTCGAGATCCAGACTCTATGGACAGTTGTCGGTCACGAACGTCACCAGCTCCTTCATGCCACCTGTCCCGCACAGGTTCAAGGTCACGAGAGGCGAGGTGGCTAGCACAGGCTTGACATTCATAGGACAGCCTGGCACAAAGGAGCAAGCTAACGTCTCTTACTACTGGGGCGTTAAGTTCGAGAGGTCAAGCACCGCTTCGTCTGCCACTGCGACAGACGTTCTCAATGCCAACGTCGTCAATGAGAAGAACCCACTTCTTGAGTCACTCACCAAGTTCTGTGGCATCAAGAAGCTGGATGCTCTTGTGACAGGTTCGACTGCCAACGACCTTCACAACAACAAGTTCACGCTTGCAAAAGTCGCGCTCTACAACACGTCGGTCAACGATCTCACGAGTTCCATCAACAACCACATGAGAGAGGCTGCCTACATTAGAAATGCTAGCGTCGACAGCACCGATTACACGATCACAGACACGACTTCGGGCAGCAGAAGGAGAATGACGCTCGCGACTCTCCTCTCGTCTCAGTCGGCGTCCGTCTACAACAGGTTCTCTGGATACGCCAAGTTCACCAACTTCATGTACGGTGGATTCGATGGAACCAACTTCCTCAACAGAGACGCTCGCCGCCTCAACGACAAGTCGGTCTCCTTCGACGCAGGTGGCGGCGCAGAAGTTACTAGCGTGAGCGGATTCTCAGGACTCACGCCTTCCAATCCTTCGGGACTCAACGTCAACAACAACGGTGTCAAGTCTTACTTGCAGGCAGCCGACATCGCAACGAACCCGATGGAGGCCAACAACAATCTCCTCGTGATACCTGGTATCAAGGAGCCTTACATCACCGATCAGGTCATGAGCAAGGTCAGAGACTACGGCCTCTCGATGTACGTCATGGACATCCCCTCATATGACGATAACGGAAACAGGCTGTATGATGATTCGACTGAAAAGCCGAACGTCACGAGGACAACTAACACGTTTGATGGCCGCTCCATAGACAATAACTACGCAGCCGTCTATTACCCGGAAGTCTTCATCGATGACACTGCCAATAGGCGTAAGGTCAAGGTGCCTGCTTCAGTCGCGGCCGTCGGCGCCCTCGCCTTCAACGACAGAGTCGCCTACCCCTGGTTCGCACCGGCAGGATTCAACAGAGCAGCACTCGACTTCGTCAATAACGTTGCAGTACGTTTGAACAGCGCTGACAAGGATCGTCTCTACGAGTCGCGCATCAACCCGATCGCCACCTTCCCGAGACTCGGCTACGTGATCTACGGTCAGAAGACCCTCCAGATCAACAAGTCGGCTCTCGATAGAGTCAACGTCCGCAGGTTGATGCTCGAGATCAAGCGCATCATCATCGGAATCGCACAGAGACTTGTGTTCGAGCAGAACACTCCGACCGTTAGAAATGGATTCGTTGCAGACGCTTCTTTCCAGCTCAGCCTCATTCAGGCACAGGCCGGAGTCGAGGCTTTCCAGGTCGTGATGAATGAATCAAACAACACACAGGATGATGTCGATCTCAACCGCCTCAACGGTCGAATCGTGGTCGTTCCGACGAGAGTGGTGGAATACATCGCAATCGACTTCATCATCACAAATAGTGGCGTGCAATTCGTCTGAAATTCGACTTCAGGCACATAGTTAGAAAGAAATTGGGAGCAGATAAATGGCACAACTGAAATTCGGAAGCGCAGGCGTAACGGCAAGAGAGATCGACATCTCAGGTCCAACTACGCAACAGCCCGTCGGCATTCCAGCAGGAATAGTGGGTACATCTCTGAAGGGCCCGGCTTTCGTACCAATCACCGTCGGCAATCTTTCAGACTGGTACTCCAAGTTCGGTCAGACAGATGGAAAGAAGTTTGGACCACTCGCAGTTGTTGAATGGCTCAGAAACGCTCAGTCTGTTACCTACCTCAAGGTTTTGGGAGTCGGTGACGGAAAAGAGAGAGATACCGTCACCGGCGGCGTCACCAGTGCAGGCTTCGTCGTCGGAGAGAAACTTCCGGGAACAAGCGGCGTCCTAGACAACAACGATTACGCTGCTGATGGCGGCGCGCTCGGACGCCTCTACTTCCTCGGATGCTTCATGTCGGAGTCTGCAGGCTCGACATTCTTCAGCGACGCAGGACTGCAAGGTGCCGGCTCGGTGACACCAGGCGTCAACACAGCGCTTCCGATCGTGAGAGGTGTCGTGATGGCACCTTCGGGCGTTCTCTTGAGACTCTCGTCCTCGCACGGCTCAGACAGCAGCGCACCTTTGGCCACGACTCTTGGACTTGATTCAACAGCAAAGGGTGATGCTCTCG